CATCGGACCAAGGAGTCGCGTCAAAGCCGAAGCGAAGTCCTTTGCAGGACTCGATGATCTTACGCCAGGTGGTCGCCGGCGCATGCTTGGCCTCATCGACGATGATCAGGTTTTTACGGGAGAAATCTACGGAGTCATGGGGGCAACGAACCTCGACCCGTGAAGTATCGACTCCTACTGCTATGAGCGAATCGATTGCCTGCTGACAGGTCTCACGGGTAGGAGCAAGCCATCCGAAGGTCCACTCGGGCCATCGAGCAAAGTGCTTGATAATGGAGGAGGCGATGACGGTCTTGCCGCATCCAGCAGGAGCAATGATGAGTCCATCGGCTCCAGACTTAGCCCACTCGACGGCTCGTTGCTGGTAGGGACGAAGCAGAAATGCTTGCGTCGAATTGGTTTCGGGATGATCTTTGGTCTGCATAGCGTTCGTTGCGACTATGTTTGTTTGGGACTCGATCACCCCCGGGAGCTGCACCTCCCGGGGGCTTTCGTTTAGATATTAGATGGCGTCGAGATCAGCGGGCACCTTCTTCATGCGGCGCACTCGGAAGGTCGTTTGTTCGGCCCCGTGCTTGTCGGTGTACTTCTCCTCCTCGATTACGATCACGAGGGACAGACCAACGAATCCCTGAAGGAATCGGAGGAAAGCCCCTCCAATGCTAAAATCGAACTCATCTCCATCAGCGATGTTAGCTTCGGTGGCACTGATGAGGGCTTGGAGCCGCCACATCATGGTGTCCTTGAGAACGAAGCGGTCGCTGATGACTTCGCCCGCTGGCCCCTTGTAACGGAGGGTTGCGACGGCGTTGCCAGACTTGTCGAGTCCATCGTCCTTGCAGGAGTTGACGGTGACGGTGTATTCGCCGGGAGCGGCGAACGGCTTAACTTCTGCGGATGCTCTATCTACTTTGAATGTCATATTATTGTGCGTTGGTTGATGTTTGTTATTCGGACTGACGAGCCGCCCACGCGGGCAGCGAGAGTGTTTGGGTGGTGGAAGGGTAACAAGGCCAAGAGTTGAGTTCCTGGCATTCGATAAACGTGCGGAGCTGCTCGTCGATAATGGAGTTACCAAGATCGATGGCCTGCTGGTCGAGTTCGTAGCAGCAGACTCCGTAGGGTGCTTCCTTCTCGACTGCGATGAAGATGAACCGGTTGATGCCGGTGATGCGCTGATACCAAGCGGCTTGAACATGGTAGCGGAACTGAGCGCAAGACTTGGCAAAGGCCGCGGGTGAGGCGTCCTGGGTGGTCTTGAGGTCGATGATGTAATCCTTGCCGATCCCATCGATACGGGCTTTGACCTCGATGCCGGACCACTCGGCGAAGTAGGAGACCTCGGTCTTGATTCCATCCAGTAGGCCAGCGGCAGCAGGATGAGCGTGAACCGCATCGGCTGCTCCGGTGAGGTTGTTCCACTGATCTTGAGGCAGCGGGATCTGTCCGTTGTCGATGATCAGTTGGTAGTCTTCCTTGCCCTGCTTGGTGCGACGATCACCAGTGAACATCCTGTAGGTCAGAATAAAGCGTTCCGGCTCTAGGACGGCGCAATGGGCAGCGGTACCGAACTCCAGCGCGGGACTGGATTCGTTGCGGGTCTTTCCATCCTGCCAAGAGCGGAAGTGCGCGGGGGACTTACGGAACTGATCGAGACCAGACTTCGAGAGTGCCTTCGCCTCGTGGTAATCCGCGGCGGGCATGTCGTACATGATATCAACCATTGGAAACCTCCGTGGTGGCGATCTCAGGGGTGACGATGACGGCGAGCTTGCTGAGGATGAGGTCCGGCTTGGAGATGTACTTGGAAGCGACCGCATCGGGGAGATCGCGGAAGGTCTGACCATCCTGAATGCGACCGGCTTTGAGAAGCAGAGCGTTAACCTCTTGCTCGCGGTCCTCGAACAGGGCTTCAAGCTTGGCGGTGATGTCGAAGCTCTTGGTGGGAGCTACCGATACCTCGGTGAGAGCGGGGGTAAACTCCTCGGTCTCCTCCGGTGTGTAGATGCCGGCCACAACCTCTGGGGCGAGCATGCGAACCGCTTTGGATATACAACGAGCGCGGAGCATTGCGGATGGATCCTTGGCCCATCCAGACCCCGGCTTGGCGGGCAGTAAGCCGGCCATCTTAGCGTCCTCGGTGGTGAAGGAGATCTCGCAAGCATTGCCGTCGTAGGTCCAGAGGGCGATGGCGGCGCGGGAGTCGAATTGCTTCCAGAGGATCTTACCTCCGCGGGCACGGTACCCGGCAAGCATGGCGTCTGAGCGCATGCTCAAGGATCCGTTGATGATGTGATACTCACGTTTGAAGTCGAAGGGGGTCTTCTTCTCGGCGGCGCATTGCCACGCGATAAGCTTACCTTGTTCGACCTTGGTGCAGCCCAGCATTCCGCTGGCTGCGATCCACTCGCCCATCTTTTCGATGGCTGAGATTGGATCCTGTATTTTGCTGTACATCTCGGAGTTATCCGAGGGGGACGTTGTCGTTGCGATTGAGTTGTTCATTGTGGGTTTTGTCTGAGGAGTTCCTCGATTACATCGGAGCGGACACGGATGGTTCTCTTCGTCGCCTTCATGGCTGGAAGCTTTCCTGACCGGATCCACCGACGCACCGTCTCGGGATGAGTCCCGAGAGCCGAAGCAATCTCTTGGACGGTTAGAAGTTTTACGCTCACGCAAGCCAAAGTAGCAGCGTGTTGCAAACTGTCGAGAGTTTTCTTTCGGAAAGTTTACTCGGGGGGTTGTTGGAAGCCCCGGCGAGCGGCGACTGGCGTGAGGGTTTGGCCGGATTCTCGCAGTTCCTTGAGGAAACGGTACTTGCCGATTTCCCCACCTTTCTCGTAGGCGGATCGCAGCAATTTCAGTTTGATTTCATCGGTTCCTTGCTGGTACTGGCCGCTAGTAAAGACCCGCTCAGAAAGCCCTCTCCGGTAAAAACCAACGAGTTGAGAATACCGGTCATATTGCTCCGGATTCATCCGCTCAAAAGTTTTGTTATGAAAAGTCAGCGAAGGGTTTGGAACCGATGGAATCGCGTTGTTGTCCGCCGTCTTGCGCCAGAGGCGGTAGATCGAGGCGTTGAGAGGATCAGCCTCAATGGACCGACTTTTCCACGCATCGAAGAAATTGTAGGTCCAAGGATTCTCGCCCTTTGGCGTCTGCTCAACAGCATCTCCCCACAAATCTCGGCGCACCGGCATGGAGTTTGGATCCTTTACACCAGGGATGGCCAACCCAAGGGCGGCGTACCGCTGGTTTAGCTCGTTAATCGAATCCTTTATGAACCCTTCGCCGCCAATTGAAGGCAGGTATTCACGCTCAGCACGGCGAGCTGCACCGAGGATATTGGGAGCAAGAGGTGATGCTGCGGTAATCGAAAGGTTTTTCACAAATCGATCCAGTGAATTCGATGACTCTTCGGACATCAGCTTGATGAAGTCGCTGGTTCCTTTAAGGAACTGCTGCTCCATGATGAAGTTGATTCCAGAAAGAGCTGCACCTTTTCCAAGCGATAGAAAATCGGGATCACTCGTCTTGGACCGCTCTTGGATTCGACGGGTTGTTCCCACCATTAACCCGATGGCTCCGCTTGTTCCAAGTGCTGACAGATCTTTCACGCTATCACCGGGCCGGAACGATGGGTCTTCTCCTTTAACTAACCGTCGAAGTGCGCTGGTGTTGATCGTGCCTGGAGGCATCACGCCACCAGCTTTGGCCAACTCGCGAGCCTTGTTGGTCTCCCCTGGAGTATCCAAATTCGGTGTAATCACACCCTTGTCGTAAAGGTAATAGTAGGCTCCTGCAACCGTGGTTCCTACGATCAATCGAGCGGTCGCCGTATTGCGCTCTTTGGGAGTCATCTTTGACCAATTCCGAAGTACACCAGCAGGGGTGAACTGGAGGATTTCAGCGGCAACATTGATCGGTGTTTTCTGGAACAACGAGATCAACCGATACGGGATATAGAGAGGGGTTTTTTCTCTTATGAATTGATTGATTCCTGCAACGCCCTGAGTCGCAACATTGTCTTGCTGGAAGATTGAACGGGCGGCTTCGAACTCAATTTGACCAAGATCTTCGGCGGTGAATCCACGTTGGCCAGCAGCTTGAGCCTCATCGGAAATGAGCATTAACTTAGGGTTACGAGTAGCCACACGGATTTGCCCTTCCGATAAACCCCGCTGGCGACCAATCTCTGAAATTACACGGGCGCGTTCAGCCTGACGGAAAGGAACATCGGTCGCTTGAGTCATCCTAAGCATGACGTCTGGAATGACGCCTACCGTTGCTTCGACTAGGTTGCGAATAACTGGTGTTTCCTTGTACTCGCCAGACATGGCTTCAAACAAGTTTCTCCATGCCCTCTGAAAATTAAGTGGATTTCCAATGCTTGTTCCAAGCTCATAAGGATTTCCTTCTGAACCCTTAAGCATGATACGCTTTGCTGTTGGAAGCGATTTTCCAAACGCCTCGATACGCTTAAGTGTTCGTGATCGGATGTCGTATGAGTTGTTCTTTCCTCCAGACAACGCGGAATCAATTCCCATCGCAGTAAGGTCTGCTAACTCTCTCAATGGGGCGTTGATAGTGTTTCCAAGCACGTTGCGAATAATGGAGATCGGACCCATCACAGATCCTTGAACCATCGACAAAAACAGGTCTGTTGCAGTAGATGGGTTTATGCGAGCAATCTGCTCATTTAACACAACATCAGCTTCAGATCGAAGAGCATCGGCCATGTCTGCGAGACCAGACGCAATTCTTTCTCCACGGACATCTCCTTTGTTAGCTGCATCTGTCATCAGGATCTCAGCGCGTTTAACGGCATCAACAGCACCGCGATACTGATCTATTGAATTCCCCAGTTTAGTGGCCTGCTCAGGAGTGATCATCCTTCCACGTTCAGCCATCGATTTCGTGACCAACTGAACCACTCCTTCGCGAGATGCTGACTTCAGTAGCTTGAATTGGTTGATGAGCTGACCCCAAGTGGTTCCGCTTTCAGCCAAGGTAAGCGATAGATCCGCAGCTTCTTTGGTGCGACCTTCATTGATCAACCGGTTGAACAGTTCCATTCCCGAAGCAACGCGGGTATTGGACTTAGCATTTCCAAGATCAGCATTAAGCTGTTCAGGGGTTGCAACCGATACTTGATCGACCACTTGTTCAACATTCTGCGGAAGATATGAAGCACGGGGCGATTTCGCTACCGATTCACGAATAACCGGAGGAACACTTGGGGAGGCGGCAACGCGCTCAGCAAATGCGCGAGGTTCCATTTTCGGAGGAGCTTGAATTTGTGATGGTCGTTGGATTGTTCGCGTGAGTTGGTTTGCAAACTCAGCCTCATCAAAATTCTCTTTAAAGTTCTGTTGAGCGTAACGTAATCCAGCAGCAGCGGCGTCAGCAATAGATCCTCCAGCGCGGATAATTTCTTGAGCTACAGTCAATGCCCCATTCCAAGCTGAACCCATAAGCTGTGGGAACGGATTCATACCAAGCCCAGGTTCTACATTAGTACGAAGACCTTCGAGTTTTTCTGCAACGCCCTCGGCCTTTTGCCGGAACTTACCTTGGGTTTCTTCCAAAGATTTCTGCCAGACTTCGTTAAAAATTGTGCGTTCAGCAACAGGTAATCCAACCTCTTTACGGCCAATACCAATTGCCTTCTCAATGCTTTTCTTTGTAACCTTAGCCGGTTCTCCGCGAACAGCACCAGACTCCAAAGCGTCTGCAACAGCTTCAGCGGCAAGTCGTTTATCACGGGAAGCAAGTGCGCGATTTAGCTTCTCATCAACAGTTTCAAGAGCGGTGGATGTGCGAGAAGCAGTTTCCTGTTCAGCAGCGATTCGCTCGTCGCGCAATCGGAGTCGTTGAGCGAGGATATCCTCAGTTGACCTAAGCGGAGTCCCCTCTTGAACAGCAGCTTCTACTTCACGCAGGGGAAGCATTCCACCTTCAGCCGCAGCACGAGTGCCTTCTCCAATCACTTCTGGTTGATAGATGAACGGTTCATCCGGATTCATTCCGGAGATCAACTCGCGGAACTGCGTCTTAAAATCTTGAACCGGAACGATTCGATCCATCTGATCGATGAGTCCGCCCACCTGATTGATGGCTTCTCCAACGGTCTGTTTTCGAGAAGCAAGGTTATCAAGCACATCGGCTTGAGTAACGCCTTTGCTTTTCAGTCCGAAAGACTTTCCAACTTGCGCTCCAAGACCAGCAGCAAACAGTGTTCCGATAGCAGCCTCAAACGAAGCTTTGAGTTTCTGCTCTGGAGTAGCTTCTGGATCAGCAATGGTCTGCAACGCAACACCAGTTGACTCGGCGGCTCCTCTGGTAACCTCGGGAGCTAAGACAGCAGGAATGGCTTTTCCAACTTGTTCAGTTGCACGAGCCGCTTCTGACGCACGAGTCAAATCCGCAATCTGTGCGGCGCGAGCGGCGGATGGAGCGGTAGATTCTGCAAACGCTTCAGTGGCGGCTGCAACCGATCTAGGAATTTGAGTGGCTTCTTTAGCAGCACCCGCAATCCCCATCGTCATCAGATTCATCGGGGAAAGAAGATCAGCAGCAACTTGGCCTGCTACTTCTCCTGCCGGACGAGTCACTGACTGCGGAATTGATCGAAGACCAGGAGTAACGATTCTCGCAATGTCAGCGGCTTTTGCACCTAGAGACGCTCCCAGTTCGCGTTTCTCAGGAGAAGCAGACAAGAGGGCCATGATGCCTTCCTTGTCGATACGGGATGCGCCTTCGAGCATTCCCTGCTTTGGTTCTCCACCAGTGACTTGCTGGAGAACTCTTCCAGCGGTTGCGACATCTTGGGGGGTTGGACCACCAAACGCCAACGGAGCGACAAGACGAGCCAATGAAGGGGCCACAGACTTGGCCTGCTCGTACAAGCTAGGAGGAGCCTGGAGAACTGGTGCATCTGGATATTTCTGTTTGCCAGCAAAAACGAAGGCCCGCTCGACATCTTCCTTTGTCGGGGGCCTGTCGCCTTCCAGCTCAAGAGTTACTCCAGTGGCATCCTGAGTGACTTCGTAGATAGGCATATTATTTCATTCTGACTTTAAACCCCGGAATGTCAGTCGATTTCTCTTCTTCAGGCTTTTTAGTTGCTCCAGCGGGCGGAGGCGCACCGAATCCTTGTCCTTGATTTGAAAACAATTGTTGAAGAATCTTTTGTTGTTCAGCAATAGGAACTGGTTTCTTGAAACGAACAGTAGGTTGCATCTGACCAGTCAGAGAATCCGTTGAATATGTAACTTCATACGGGGGCTCTTCAGAAGGCTTCTGCTCAAGAAATTGCTTGAGCTGAGGAATCTTATTTGAAAGCTCAGATATCTGATCAGCAGTGCCTCCAACAGTTCCATATCCTGGAACATTGATTTGAGTGTACCCTGACTTTATTTTCTTGGCCTCATCTTTCTGTTCCTGTATGGCCTTCTCGTAAGCAGCCTGTTCCTCAAGAGATTCAATCGGCTCCAAGGCCGGTATAGGCATGGCCATTGATCCGCCAAGCTGGTACTCAGGACGAGCCTTAAGTTGGCCAACCAATGATGGACGTAGAGTTTCGCGCTTTTCACCGGCTTCTTTTGCCCGAGTTTCTGAAGCAGCTTTATCGCGGGCAGCGATTAATTTAATCTCGTCCTGAAGCCTCTGCTGCCGTTCAGCTTCCATTCGACTGCCCAACCTTTCTTCATTCAAAGACTTCAAGTTTTCTTCCATCAACGCCCGCTTCGCATAGTTCCGATTGCGGATATCCTCGTTGGTCCCGGTGAACTCGCCGGCAATACCACCGGTAAGCATGGAGAGCCCCTTCATGAAAGGGTTGATGCGCTGATTGGCCTGCCGCTCAAGCATAGCCCTGATGTCCTCCGTTTCTTCTCTGGTAGCCATAAGATATAGTTTTTAACCCTGCAACGACCGCATCGCACCCCGTCTCCTGAACCCGCTCATGGCGGCATTCATGATCTGATCGGGATCGTAGTTGATGTATCGGTACTGGTCCTGTTGTTGTTGGGAGTTGGCCAGCAAGTCAGCGTAGAGCTTGGCGAAAGGATCGGCCTGACGATCGGGTAGAGGAACCTCCTTGGTGCCCTTGGTGGGGATGACGGTTTCGCGCCTTACGAGAGGAGTGACTGGCTCCCTAGGAGGAAGGGGGGTTCCAGTGTAGGTACCAGTGCCGGTGCCGGTGCCGGTGCCGGTGCCGGGTCGAACTCCGCCACCGGGAGGAGTTGTGGTCGTGCCACCGCCAGGAGGAGTGGTTGTGGTTCCACCACCGGGAGGGGTGGTTACAACAGGAGTAGTTACGTTTATTGGAGGGGTTTTTACAAAAGGTATCCACTTACCATTTTCCCAATCCCAAATATTACCTTCATTATCAGGATAAACATCTCCAACTTTTATTCCACCAGTTCCTGGAATAACAGTTCCTTCGGTTACACCTTCAGGAGTTACTATTGGTCTTTTGATATCTGTATTGCCAGTAGCTATTCTCCAAGGTGAATCCTTAAACTCATCACCAGGTTTTGGTTTAACATCTTCTTTCCAGTCAGGAGTTATGTCTTTAACACCACCAAGACCAGCCGTTACATCTCCACCAGTGTTATCAAACCCACCTACGCTAGTAGTTGTAGGTTCATCCGCTCCAACAGATTGATATGATTCAACTGGTGTTGGTGTTACTTGAGAAGTTGAAGGTGCGGTGTTGACTCCAAAATTAAACTTCTGAGGTACAACTCCTTTATCCAAATCTTCTTGAGATACTGAATACGCACTTGGGCGTATAATTGTATCCCTAATATTGTTTCTGTCAGCATAGAGAACATCTCCATTCTCCATTTGCCCGATAGGTATATAATCCGGAATCGTTCTTCCCGGTATTGAAACCGGTTCTCCACGAGTTACAACGCCTTGAGGAACCGAAGGTATTTGGCCTGCAAAGTCAGAGGGGTTTACGTCAACCACTCCGATTGTGCCACCAAGATCACCGGGTGGAACGAGACCTGTAAAACCATATCTATCCTCAGTCTTCGGATCCAGCGGGGTTCCGATTCCTGTTCTTATAAGCGCATCCTGCTCATCCGTATTCCCAATGTTGATTCGCTCAGTGGGTTGATCTCGGATGTTGTAATCGATGTTTCCAAAACCTACGTCTGAAGGAGCAGCCTGAAACTCAAAGCCTCCCGTCCTCCAGTTGTATGGAGCTTCTTGTCCATACGGATCTAAACCGTAAAACAAATCACCAACCCTGACTCCTGCCATATTGGGGACTAAATCTCCCATCTTGTATCCGGGATATCCCGGGAACTCATCTACGGCATTGGCCTGATTCAGGTCTTGAGCCAGATTATCGATTGCGTCAGCCATATATCAGTTTTTGGGGATTATGCTGTTGATTCGAGCCATCATCCAGTTGGCCACAAGCTTCTTGACCTTAGGCTTGTTCTTGAGCCACTTCGCAAACTTCTCGGCGTTGCTGTCGTAGAAGCTCTTGAACCACTTCGGTCCAACGAGTTCCTTCCAGAAGTAGAACGCCTCCCACTGATCGGGGATACACTCACGAGCGACAAAGCATCCGCCAAGCCCGAAGCCCGCGTAGGATGATCCAAGGTTACCAATCGCACCAGCATACCCCTTGAACTGATTCATGAAGGAGTTCGCTTGATCGGATGTGTATTGGTTCTGAGCGTTTGTGAGCGCAAAGTTACTACCCATCTTCATCAGGTCTCCAGGGCTAGATAGCTGGGCACCCTGAATTAACTGAGGAGTCATAAACGGAGAGGCACCCTGCTGAAGACCACCTAGTTGGGCGGCTTGGGATGAGACCGGTTGGAGTCCTAGGGCGGACTGGACGTTGGCAATGTTCTGCTGGCGACCGGACAGCATCTGCTGCTGCGAAGCCATCTGGCCTGCAAAGCTCTGTTGCGCCGCGGTGTTCCGCTGGCCGGTGGCCGCGAGGATGTTCTGGAAGGCTTCCTGTGCGTTTCGATTGGCAGTATCGCTCGTGCTTTGACCGCTCTGAAGCAAGCCCATTGCAGCGTTCCAGCGTTGAGAATTGGCGTTACCAAGAGCATCTTGAATTGCGAGCGACTCACGAAGAGCCGAAGGATTGCCAAGAACATTGCCAATGGAACTACCGCGAGCGCGAGCAGCCTGTTGGACTCGTCGCTCCATGCTTGGATCCAGAGTACCAACCTGAGAAAGACCCTGTTGGATCTGACGTTCAAGCTCGCTACGGATCAACTGAGAAGCCCCGGTATCCTGTTGGGCACCGGGCATCCCAACCCTCTCGTAGGTGGGAGAATCTATCCGCGTATCCGGAGCGGCGGCATCACCCTTAACATCGCTGAGGAATTGCTCGTAGAGATCGAACTTCCGAGGATCAAGAGCCTCCAGCTCGTTTCGACGTTGTTGGGCAAACTGCGTTCCATACAGCCTTGCAACATCAAGTTGTTCTTTAGCTAAAGGATCTGCAAGTTTTGATAAAGCAAGAGCTGTTTGCTTGGTGATATCAACATCACCAATGCCTGTAAAATCGTATGTTCTTTTGGCACCTTCTGGACCGTATTTAATTTCAGTGCCAGATCTAGCGGCTTGTTCTAATGCACGAATGAAAGGATATTGCTCGGCCTGAGCTTTTATCGCTTCGGCAGTAGAGGCAGCAAGGTCCGGCGGTTTGTAACTTGGGCCGCACATTTGCGGCTGACCCCAAGGAATGCAGGAGTAATCTTTAGCCCAGTCATCTTTGGCAAACAGCATTACGCTGTGAGCTAGAACCCTTGATGTATTAAAATCTATATTCATACTCCTCCTTCAAAAATCTCGGTTTTCCAAATGGGATTATATCCAAACTTCTTCATATATGAGTTGTATGGACTATTCTCATTGCAAGCTATGAAATACTTAGGAAAACCTTTTGTCTCCATAATAGAGTCATATACACGTTTAAGGTGCATACTGTCTCTGGCAGACACTTTTTCGGTGTGATTCCAAAGAAGCAGGACAGGCACCCTTCCAAAAGATGACGCACCAATGATCTCGCCATCTCTTTCAACCACATGGGTTGGGTGAATGATCGAGTCGTTGTTTGCCCGCGCAGCTTGAAGAGCTTGAGACTCTTGCTCAAGCGTTTGTATCATTCGTACTCTCGGGAAGGCGTTCATTGTTGGGGTCTGACCGAATCGACGAATCCGGAGAGAATGGTGGATTGTAGAGACAAGCGACCAGCGTCTGCGGTTACCTTGAATTGCAAAGTATTCCAGCGGCCTTGGCTTATCAGGTTGTAAGCCTTCAGGAACTTCTGGCTTGAGGTGATCGCCAGCGCGGAATCGAGCGTAACGAATGTGTCCGACATATCTTTGGCCAACGACACTGCGGCGGTCGTGGTGGCGGTAGTGTACGGGTTATCGAAGGCGAACTGAACGCTGTACCCGATCTTGTCGGGAATGGGTTCGTTGAGGTTGTAAGCCTTAGTTATAACCGTGGATTCGTAATTCGCACCGCCATCGGTGTACGCGGAGCTTGAGACCGGCGACAACCGGCTGTTTGGGAGGTAATCGTTGAATGACCAGACCTGGCCCGCTCCCGCTGATACCGAGACGATATCGCCGGCAAACATGAGGACGGGTCCAAATGTTGAGAATGAGGTTGGAATGAAGTCGTTTACGATCCAGTTGTCCCAATAACCAAGCCAAGAGCGGGCCAGTGAGTGGTAGACGATGACCGCGTTGTTCTCGTTGAGCGCACCTTCGAGGGCGATATTGAGGCTGTTCTCGGTCAGGAGCGCGTACTCGGTTTCGATTCCGAGGATCGCTGGTTCCTCGGCAACGAACGGAACAGCCAACAGATAGCGGTTGTTCCAGAATACACCGTCGCAGAGATCGAGCTTGGTCTTGTCGATGCGACTGATGAGGTCGTTGATCGGGCTGGAGAGCGCGAGACCTACGCTAGTCTGGGTACCGGCTTGGATCTGCTGGAGAGATCGGATGCCGTCGCGGGAGAAGAAGAATACGTCAGGACCAACCGCGGTAATGGACCGGTGCGATGAGCAGCCGATATTGCCGCTGATGAGTGATATGGTCCAATCGGCAGCATCCTGCGTAGGATCGGCATTTACGCTCCAAATAGAGCGTTCCTTGAAGACGATGAGTTGATAACCAAACCAAGAGTAGAGTCCCTTGATGGGATCGCCATCGCCACCGATACGAAGAGACCCGAGAGGATCCCAGGATTCGCCATCGAGGATATCCGAGAAGTAGAGGGTATCGGGCTGGATGGATGTATCCGCGGAAACTGCGAACAACCGATTGGTATGGGTGGTGAGAAAGATCGGCTTGGCAGGAGGTGTGAGCGATACAAAAGCTACAGCGTGAGATTGATTTGCTGGCGAAACACTAACGGTTGGAGCGGTGACATAACCGCTGCCGGGATCGGTGATCGTTATGAATACGAGATTACCATCGTTGGCAACAACAGCGGTTGCCGTAGCCGTGATTCCGCTGGGAGGCGCGGAGATGGTTATTGTGGGGACAGAGTTATGATTCGATCCCTGCCTGATGATATCGATGCGGCTGATCTTGCCGGCTGTAGTGGAGCTGTTGAGGTTCGCGCTTGAGACGTACTTCAGCGTTCCTAAACCGTCCGAATAAAACAATTTGTCATTTAATTGCGCAAAATAGACGTAGGAAGCGGCAGCGTTGAGCGTTGATCCCGAAATCAGGTTGTAGGAAACGCCGGGTGACCCGTAGTAGAGGCTCTTGGTGGAGGTGCTAAGGTCATTAACAGCGATGACGAGGCGTTCGGATGCGGCTGTATCGAAGTAAAAGCCGGACAATACCGTCGCGTTGATGGGAAGATTGCTGCCGAAGTTGGAAGTCGTTGACTCCCAGTTGGTGATGATGTCTTCCCAGTTGGCGGTGATGCTGTTGCCTGCCAGTGAAACAGCTCCTAGACGAGTGACGAGATTACCGAAGTCGTCATAATCCATGTTGATGGCCGATTCCATGCTGGTTGCAGGAATGCCATCGGGACGAGTGGCTGAAATTACGCCGGTCGAAAACCCAGTGCTTCCATCCAGAAGCATCTGGTCATCGAGAGCATCTGAGGATTGGAATGGCATGGCGGATTACAGGATGTCTTGGAACGTGTAATCGTACAAGCTATCTGGGATGATGCGGCTGATTTGCTGTTGTTGGCCGCGTTCCATGTCTTTCATGATGGAGACCTGAGCGGCTCCTTCTTGGAACTTGGCTTGGGCTTTACCGTACTGCCGGGAGTATTCGAGGAGATCGCCTTCAGTGTAGGCCATTAGAGCGTTCTCTACGCCTCGCAGCTCGAAGTTGGTATCGTTGGAGATGGTGACCGCCTCACCGAACTGCCGCATCTGCGACTGTTTCTTGGCGAGGATGAACAGGGTGCCATCGGCATTGGGCGTGGGAACGAGCTTGATGCGGGGAACGCCGGCCTCGCCATAAGCTCCACCGATCAATCGAGTCCAGTTAACGAAGTTGCCGGGGGTGGATTTACGGCTATCGACGTTGTTCCAGGTGTTGGGATCGAGCTGGAAGAACGAGACCCATTCCGCGGCGGGAACCTCGATGCCATCGGTATCTCCGGTGACCGTGAAGCGGATGGCTACGGGGAAATCGATGAAGGTGTTGTAACCGGTACCTGAAGCGTAAGCGGATGCGACGTAATCCGAGAGAGTGATCATCTCATCGCCGGCGGTGACCGGATGAGAGATAATGCCGAGGGTATCGTTCCACAGGCAGGAATCCCAGATCATCGAGTAGCGGCGGATACAGAACTTCTTGGCCAACGCGATGGTGGCCGAGTCTGTGAACGACAGCTTGTCGCAAGCCGCCTGAGCCGCTTCGGAGGGTTTCATGCGAAGTATTCTTGCAAGGTCATTGAGGAACTGACTCGGGCAGCGGAAGATGAGTTTACCCCTGCAACCACATCTGCATAGGTCTTGTTAACCCACATTGACGGGAACGTAGCACCAGTTGCATACAAATGGATCCTGTAAGTAACAGCAGATGCAGATGCTGGTGAATCAAGAATCTGGATAAACTGATTACTAAAGAATTCAGAGCTATAAGAAGCACCAAGTCCAGTGAACGGAGCAATACCGTACAAGCTGGAACCAACATTGTTAGACCCAATCTCTACGTTGTTACGAGTAACTCTGAATGCTGCAAACTGAGGATTGTTTATGGTAGTATAGTTTATAGCTATAGAAACCAACACCGTTGAAGCTATAGACCTAGGAGTAATCGATGTGGTAAGCACTGTTACTTCAGTGCCAGATCCAGTACTTGTAGCAACGAACGGACTTGCACCAGCGGTGGAGTCTTGATATAGAGTCTGTTTTACTTGAGGGGCAAAATATGTTCCGGCAACCACCTTAACCTTGCTGGAATCGCTTGCGTCAGTGATCAGCACCTTGTCGGTGGTAAAATCAACGACAACAGGGGTTAGGTTAGGAACCGTGATGTTGTCCGAGTTGAGGATCAACGTGTCGGTGCCGGCATTGCCCAACGTGGTGTTTCCGTTGGCTGCAAGATCACCGGCTAGCGTGGTCGCACCGGTCACCCCGAGGGTCGTTCCTACAGTAGCCGCTCCCGTAACAACAGCACTGGCCAACGTAGAGACTCCCGTGACTCCGAGGGTTGTCCCAACGGTAGCGGCTCCGGTCACGCCAACGCTTGCTAGTGTGCTTGCTCCGGTTACCCCGAGGGTGCCTGTAACAGCGGTGGCACCGGTCAGTGTGGAAGTTCCAGTGACCGCAAGGTTTCCTGGTACCGTGAGATTGCCGGTGAGCGTGGTTGCTCCGGTAACATTGAGCGCACCGCCTATGGTCGCTGCACCGCTCGTAGCGAGGCTTGAAAGGTTGGTAGCCCCGGTGACGGCCAAAGTACCCGCAATGGCCGTGTTGCCGCTTGCAGAGGCCACTGTGAGCTTGTTAGTGGCTACACTGAAGTCTCCGGTGGTATTGACTGCGGCGTTGGAGACTTGGAGTGCGGAGTCATTGCCACTGCCGTCGCTGATGGCTTTGAGCGATGCGCCTACGGTGGAGTTGTCGGAGTTCTTGAGTAGGCCAGTGTAGGTTGATGCAACGCTACTGCCTGTGAGTGGTGTTCCCATATCAGTTCTTCGGTAAAACGTACCAACCTGCCGGCAATACCACCTTAGATGGCCCCACCAGCTTCTTATCTTTGTCGAATCCGTAGACGCTGGCCGTTGTAGGCTTGGCCAGCATCACCGGATCACCGCTTGGCAC